TTTTTCAAATTGTGTATCGTAATCTACATACTTGTGTAAATCAAATTCATATGGTATCTTTGTAGCAAAAGATATTACGGTATCTTTAACTACATTTGGTTGTTTCAACATCAAAAATTTAATCTTATCGCCATCTTTTATTATAGGATATTTAGCAGATAGTTTGTGTCTGTATATATTATGATTGTATATTAAGGCGCCTTTTACATGAATAGGTGTACCTTTGTTATAGATGTTTGATGAGTTAGTATATTTGCTAAGGTTGTTACATGATCTAGGAAAGGCAACCTCTTCTGGTGATAGTGATTTAAATACTTCTTTAAATTCTGTTACAAACTTAATCAATGCGTCTTCGCTATCATTCATAATTACACGAATAGCGTCTTTAATTTTACCACGGCATACTTCAGGTGTAGATGATTTAACTGCTTCAACACCCATAATTTTTAGTTTAGGTACATCAAATCTAATACCTTCTTCGTCAAATACATTCATCATATATCTTTTTTTGGCAACCCATATACCTTTGTTAGCAATTGCTTCTCGTTTCATAATCATTTTCTGTTGATAAGCATTTACATATACTGCAAGATTTTTAAAACTATCATCAATAACTTTTTGTATTTTTTCTTCGGCTGCTTTGTCTAAAAAATCTGTAATCTGTTGTGGTGTTTTATCTTTACAAACCTTTTTAACAAGTGTATCTAATCTCAAATAGATAGAATCTGTATCAGACGCAACAATATAATTTACATTGGTTGTATTTAAAATCTTATTCATAAATCTATTTACATCACGTTCTACCCAACGAATAGATAACTGACCACCTAATGTGATTGCTTCTGCCTGTTTTACATCAAAGTATCTAAAGTATTGATTACCGATTGCACCGTAAGCAGAGTTAAGAGAAATCTTTTTTGCCATCTGTATATTATGACATCTACTAATTTCATTTTTATAGATAGGGTCTTTTGTCTTTTGATATTCTTTTTTTGCCTCTATAGACTTCTTCTTAAATACAACACGTTCGGTATACATCTTCTCCATAAGTTCAGGTAAGAAACCTTGTTTATCACGTCTAAACATAGCACCGTTTGGTGCAATAGTAACGTCACGTTCTTTTGCCCATTTAAGATTTAATTTTTCTTCTAAAAAGTTTTCTACGCCTACTGCTTTAGGTTCAACACCTACAAACATCTCTGGCGATATATTATACTGCATAATTAAATGCGGATACAAACTATTTAAATCAAACGAAACAATCCAGTTATGTAAACCTAGTTGTGGATCTTTTACATATGCACCTTCGTATTGTGTATCCTTTTCATGGTCTTCTCTAGGTGGTATAACAATATTTTTATCTCTTAAATGATTATAGATTATTGTATCCCAACATCTTACTTGTGAATAAACATCTGTATAATTAACTTTGTAATCGTATGCCATAGTCAAGCATAACTCAATCAATTTCATTTTGTCTTCTAACCTATCAACAAGTTCAACGTCTTGTATATTGTATTCTACAAACCTTTGATAGTCTTTTGTATAGAAGTCTTTAAATGTTTCATATGGATTATCTAATTTAGATTCGCCTAGTTCTACTTTGGCAATATAGTTTAGTTTATAAGACTCTTGCCTTACATATGTAAACTTTCTATACAGATCAAAATAATCTAATACAGATACGCCTAGTATATTCCAGAATTGTTGGTTCTTTTGACCAAACTGTATTCTATCTGCATTGACATAATTCCATGGTGACATTTTATTAATCGTATCATTATCAAACATATATCTCATACGATTCATAAGATAAGGTAAATCAAAAAACTTTACATTCCAACCTGTTAGAATATCAGGATGATTCTTACACCAGAATTTTAGAAACTCTAATAACATATGTTTTTCGTTTTGACATTTTACATATGTTACGTTTGCTTTTTTAGAAATGAAGTCGCCTGTACCCCATGTTAATATCTGTTTGTTGCTGTGATTTTTTATAGTAATACAAATAACTGTTTCTTTTGCAGTATCAGGATCGGGAAAGCCGTTCTCACACTCGGTTTCAATATCAAGTGTGAATATCTTTATGTAATCTTTATTCCATCTCATCTCGCCTTTGTATTCGTCAGCGATGTATTGATAGTTGTATCTATTCATACCAAAGATTTTATACTCTGGTATAGGTGCATACTCACTATAGAAATGTTTTGCTTTTGATATAGAATCAAATCGTTTTGCTTTTAGATTAGTACCATCTAAAGTTTTGTATTTTGATTCTTCTTTTGTAGGTAGATATAGTGTAGGACTGTAATTAATACGACTTAAATAAGATTGACCATTATTGACACCTCTAATAAGAAGTTTACCTTTATGCTCAATTACATTTGTATAAAAACTACTCGCCAAATTCATATCCTATTATAACATTAAAAGACAAAAATGTCAATTACGTAATGATTTTTGCTTTAGGTGTAACTATCTGACCTGTATTTTGTTGATATGCACCAATCATATTGTCGTCTGGTGTAGTGTCAGTAATTATATTTGCTTCTTTAATGTGTATAACTTCGTCTTTTGTGTATGGTATGTAAGGATGAAATCCTATTTGCATAGGTTTGCCTGGTTGTCCTTGCATTGGTATCAATACAAAAGGTTTCTTTAATGCCACATGATCTGCTTTATCGCTTTCTTGTGGCGTACCTATTACGTCCTCTCCAGATGAGAGTCTGTACAATCTAATCATAATATACTCCTATTCAGTTTTATTTTCTTCAGTTGATTGTTTTTTTCCGATATTATATTTTGCTTGCAAATTCCATTCGTTCTTTTCTTTGAAAGCAATAATTTTGATTTGTGATAAAGGTGCTTTGTTTTCAGCAGCCTCTGGTTTGACTATAGATAATAAGTTCCAGTCTTGTAATAAAACTGATATTGTGTTACGTCTTTGAACATCATTCTCTACTAACGTAGCCTTCTTACCATCTAAAGCAAAAAGTTCTTTGAAATGTACTATGTAATATTTACCTTGTTTGTGTAGTATGTGGCAACTTTGAAATAAAGTTTTATCTTTACGACTTGCAACACCTATTCGGGACAAAGTTTCCCTAATCTTTAGAAAGTCATCTGGCTGTTTGAGTGTAACCTCTAACATCTGCTCAGGTGACCAATTAAAATTCTCGTCACTCATTTTTTTCTCCCACCCTTATCAAGTTTTTCCTTAATAAGATTCAATTGTTTCTTATCTAGTATGTCAAGGGCTATCTTTGCTTTTGCATTGCTATAACCATAATATTCTTTTACATACTCTAAATTTTTTGATTTAGCAGTTGTAGTCCACTTGCCACCAAATCTTTTTCTCTTACGAATACTATTTAGTAGAAAGTGAAATTGTAAACGCTTGCTGAGGCTATGATGTATATTCATCTCATTTGCCATCATTATAGCGTCAACGTGCTGTGATAAACAACGATTAATGACGTATGGTGGGTACTTCTTTTCCCAAGTCAGATCATCTCCGTCTAGCAAATTAACTTTTGTCCAGTTAAGTGCATTGAGATAATCAGATAATTTGTATTCTATCATAATATAATTTCTGGTGCCGCTTCACGGATTTGAACCGCGGACCTACTGATTACAAATCAGTTGCTCTACCAGCTGAGCTAAAGCGGCCCTATTGTTAGTGTTTTCTGTCATGTTTCTTGTGACCTTTATGAGAACCCATATAGTAATCGCCTGGTTCGTAATCCCAAACTTTACCGTGATGACCTCTTATATCTGCCCAAAGCATTCTACATTTCACTATCAATCTTCTTAATAATGTTCTTCTTGCCATTTCTTCCTCTATTTAAATTTACATTCAGCCATGATCTGTGTCAAGCATGCAACCATATTTATCTCGTGGTCAGCCACAAACGCAGATTTATATTGATAATCAGCAATTGTTAGTACGGCTGCAGGGATAGATTGAGGTTGTAGATGTTTGTATAGAATATCATAGATACCAGTAAACAAAGAAGATGGATCTTTATCAAGGTTTTGAACAACCCATTTTCTCATATCACCAAACCTTTTGTCTTTTAAAAATGAAATCAATTGTTTATTGTTGATTTCTGACATAGATACAAGTATACCACTATCTATCTTACCTCTTACAGAATAACGTTGTAATTCGTTTATAGTTCTTCTAAAGTCTGGATAGTGTCTTTGTATTAGTTCAGCAAGTACTTTGTTATCAAACTCTATATTCTCTGCCTTCAATACATCACCTAGTCTTTTAAGAAATGCCGTAGCAGTTTTTACTTTCTGACCATTAGTAATACGAAAATCAATAACTGTACAACGACTATGTAATGCAGGTATGATTTTGTTTTTGAAGTTACAAGTAAATATAAATCTACAATTCTTGTAAAACGTTTCAATGAAATTACGCAACGCAGGTTGAACACTATCAGCATTCATGTAATCTGCCTCGTCTATAATAACAACTTTATGATTAGAACCACCTTCTAGTGATACACTAGAGGCAAAGTTTTTGATTGTGGTACGTAAAGTATCAATGTGTCTACCTTCATCTGAACCATTGATGATTAAGTAATCAGCACCTAGTTCTTCACACAAGGCACGAGCAACTGTTGTCTTACCCGTACCTGCTGTGCCTGAAAGGAGAAGATTTGGTATTTCTTTTTGGGAAAGAAATTTAGAAAAAGTATTCTTTAAATCTTCAGTTAAGATACATTCTGATATTTTTCGTGGACGGTATTTTTCAACCCATAGAAAATCTGACATATAACAACCTTAAAATGTTGAGTCAGCTTCTAAAGCGATCCAGTATTGTACTTGTACCTTTTTGTTTATGAAGTGAGCAATCTTTGCCTTTGATAATGCAACATCATAATCGCCAGGAATAATTTTCATATTCTCAGCCTTAATGTATGCAGTAAACTCTATATCAGTTTCGCCTACAACAATAGACGATTCGTTAGAGTTGCTATTCTTCTTATCTAATGCAACTAACTTAATCTTGCCATCTTCACCTTTAAATGCAATATCAGGTAGACTTAAATTAGTATATAATTTTTTAACAGACTCATAATCAGCATTGTTCAATGAGAACGATACTGTTTTGTCTGGCATTGTTATAGATTTAGAAGGATATCTCAATGTAGATTTTTCAGCAAAAGCATATCTTGCTGATAAAGATGTCTTCTCATCTTGTATTTTTAGGTTTGCAGAACCATTGAAATTCAGTACAGGTTGTGTAAAAGAATCCAATGCTCTTAAAAACTCTGGCAAATCATATACACCAAATTCAGTTTCAAACTCATCTTCAACATTGGCTTCTGCCATAATGTTTTTCATTGTAGAAACTGTACTTAATTGTTTACCAGGTTTAAATAGTATATTAGCATTTATGTCACTAAAATTTCTTAATATACTTATCGTATTATCACTTATTTTCATTTCATCTCCTTATCATAATTTAACAGTAATATAACATAGTGTACTGCCTTTAACAGGTCAGCACGGTTGTGTCCATTCTTTTTGCCATATCTACACAAATATTTAATTGCGTTAGCATGACAGAAATCTTTTCCGATTTTAAGTGTCTTTAATAAATCTAAAACTTGAAAGCCTTTTTGGTCACTTG